TATCACCAAGACTGTCAAACTCAGCTTCTATATCAGGTTGGTTTGCATTTAGAGCATTTACATACATATCAATACCTTTCGCAAACTCTTCTTGACTATAACCATTTTCCCATGCTTCATTAGCCCACCATTGTAAAAGTTCATTTTCATTTGCTAACTCTGGGTCAATACTTTCAGGTAATTCATACTCACCAGCAGAAGCTGGTCTACTATCATTAAGGACTTGTTCATACTCTTCTAATATACTATCTCTAATTGAATCTTCTGATTGTCCTAATTTACTTTCTAAGTTTGTGTAAGCATTAGCTAAATCTTGTGGTGTATTAAACTTCTCAGCTAACCAATCAGGTCTATCGCCCTCTAGTGGTGCTGTTTCGGTTTGTACATCAGCGACAGTTTGTGCTTCTTCACTCATTTATTAACTCCATGATTATGATTGATACGTCTTACAATTAATCCAACAATGTATCTTTGACCTTCTAAATGTCTAAGTTCATTATCAGTTATATTAGCACCTGATACTGCATCAATAGTAATACCTCTCAGATACTTTAATACTTCAATTCCATTAGGTGTAGAAAAACAATGTGCAACATCTTTTGATATTTTTTCATCATCTTCTTTTGTTCTTGGAAAACCATCTAAACCAACTTTATTCATTGTTGCATCTCTTGTCCTTGTTGCATTTGTTGCATTGCCATCTGTTGTGCCATTTGCTGTATCATTTGTCTTTGCTCAGGTGTTCTTATTAAATTATCAGGAACACCAAACTTACGAGCTAAATACAAAGATACTTCTTCAGAATCAATTAACATATTCAACATCTGTGGTCCAAATCTACCACCAACTAATTCTAAGAATCTATCAACAGATACAACATCTGATTGAGCTTGTGCTTGTGCCAATGGTGAAACAGAACGTATCTTTACTTCTCTACCATTTATTGTTGGTATCTCTATACGTCCTTGCTTCTTTAAAATATAAACAACTCTTTGTAATACTGGCTGTACTAACTCAGCTTGCAACCTACCAAATGAACTTCCTATTCTTCTTGATAAGTCTGCCATTCTCTCTGCAACTTCAGTAGCTGTTGCTGGTGTTCTATTAGGGTCGCCAAGCATATCATTATACAATGCTCTTTTGATATTGTTTCTCATATCACCTAATACCAAATCAGCAACATCAAACCTACCAGCACTATTAATTGGCTGTAATCCAGCACTTCCAGCAGACTTTGGAATCACAGTTCCGGGCAAAAGAGATATAGAGTCTGGGTTGATTATCCCATCATCTTCCATTTGATATATGCCTGATATTGCCATCTGTGCATTTTCTAATATCAACTCAACTGTTAGGTTAGTGGTCTTGATTGCAGAGAGGGCATTGATTAGAGGACCTCTCCCATAAATCTCCCCACTCGCTTTCGACCAGCGATAAGCTATTATAGGACACGAACCAATACCCTCATATCGTTCTTCAATTATCTTTTCTTTTGTTCTCATATCAATAACACAATACATATGTGCCATGACATTCATCTTAGAATAATCTCGATAAACTACTTCGAGGATTTTTCTTTTGTCATCTGGATTTCTAGAACTTTCTTCTGAAACTTTAGCTGGTAGCTTCGCTCTTGGATATGCAATAGTAATCTCTGAGCCACGAATATGACGCTCTCTATAGATGTGGTCAATGTTGTCATCAGCACCAACATCAAGCGTAACATGAGGTAATGGAATCGCTGAGAAACGAATTGGATTAATTGCATCACCTTCATCACACAATAATACTCCAGTACCTACTGCCAAATCCAAAAAGGATTCATGTACTTCTTGTGCAAAGTTTGATTGTTGTAATACTTCAAATACATATTCTGTTACACTTTCTAATTCAGAATTAACTGAATCTCTTTCTTCTTCAGGTACTTCAGACCCAGCCATGAAGTCAGCCCATCTAGCAAAGTTTGGCACCATTCCTGATTGAAGTCTAGATGCAAACTCCTGTACACCAACTACTGCTGTTTCATCAAATATCTTATCATCTCTTCTTTGTCCAGCAGACTCTTGATAAAAACTTTCTCTTTGTGGCAAAGCGTATTCATAACATTCTTCAAATAAGTCTACCCAATTCTTTCTTACAGACTTGGCTCGCTCATACTTTTTAAGAAGCTGTTTTACTTTTGAATCAGTAGCAACACCTAATGATTCTACTGTGTCTGATATAATCATTTGTAAAACCCTATCCCTCCTGACTCACCAGAGATAAGAGAACGTCTACCTACTTTACCTCCTGTAACTCTTTTCATAAAGCCTTCCTGTTTCTTTTTCTCTGCTTCTGCCATAGCTTTAGCTTCAGCTTTCTGCTTTTCTATTTCAGGGTCAACTTTTGGTTCAGGCATTACAATCTTTGGTCTTTTAAATATGCACATAATATACTCCTACATTCTTGCCCATAAACCCTCTCTTCTTGGTTTTGGTCTTCGTTTGAATACGTCATACTCTACTTTAGCATTAAATGCCTGTAAAGGTTTCTGATTATTAAGTAGTTGTCTTCCCTCACCAGCACCTAACATTAGGTATTGTAAAGCATCATGTATATGTGAATACATATTTTTTTCAGGTTTGTCACTATATCTTTCACCTGATACTTGTACTCTACGATATTGATACCCACCCTCGAAGCCTTTAATAATAGTACGACAACGATAATCAATCAGCATACCTGACTGTCCTTCCACCATATTTGTTAGGCTTTTGTTGACTGCTTCTGTTCTGAGCGATACGTCATTTGAGGACGCTGGGATTGCTTTGAGTCCACAACCTCTGAGGATTTGGAAGGGGGTTGACTCGTCCGTCTGCGCCCTGAAGTCGCCAGATGGGTCGCCATAGATAAGGGCATCTTGGGAAGCATATTTTGTAGCAAGCTCCTGTCTAATTAACTCAGCGAATCTTACAATCCCCATATCAAAAGCTACTATCTCGGATTGTATTAACCACCGACCTCTTACTTTTTGACCAAAAACACAGGCTGGTGTCAAGCCAAAATCTAATCCAACATATACAGGAATACCATTTGCTACATTTATTTCTTCTTTTGAAACATGAACATCAGTTGCAAACATAGGATAAACAGGCTTGCCATCTGCTATTGTTCCTAATCTATTCATTACATAGACATCAATCCATGATTTAGTTTTACCACGAATTGTATTCTCATAGTATGTTTCAAGTAAGTTCTTTACGTTCTCAGCTTTGGGATTATTCTTATAATCAGTAACTGTACCATCTTCTGATTTAACTTCTACCATTCCTGATGGCTGTGTCCAAAACTTCCAAGTATCAGGTTTGACTAACATATGCACTTCTTCTTTTGGAATATGGTCTGGTACTGGAACTTCACCTGACATGATTGACCACCAATGGTCTTCTTCAGGTGCATTAGTATCACATATAACACCACTCCAACTTGGACCACCCTCTCGCATTGAAGGGTATCTTCCAACTCTCATTGTGCAAGCATCAATAATACTCTTGGGTAACTCACGAGCTTCATTAACCCATACTCCTGTAAGTTCTAGTGACAATAATTTTTTAACATCTTCAGGTCTATCAAGAGCTAGAAATATAACTTCAAGCTCTACATCACCTTTCTTTATAAGATGTGTATATGGAACTTCCCATCTGAATTTACCCCAAGTATTTTCTGGAAACCAATCTAACCACGTTTTGATTGTCGTGGTTCGGAGTTGAGGATTGGTATTTCTAATAATCGCCCACCTTGATTTACGAATACCCTTTTCGTTTTTCTTTTGTGCCAACGCCCTTCTGAAGACCTCGACACAACACGACACCGACTTTCCACTTCCAACTGGACCGCGAAGTCCTCTAAAGAACGAGTCATCTTTCATAAACTCCTTTATTGTTGAACCATCAGGTTTATAATTAAAGGTCGGCAACTTTGTTGTCCTTGCCTACTTTCAATAGTTTTTCAACAGTAACAGGACCAAGAACTGAAATAAATTTATCAGCTTCCCTATCAGTAATAGCTTCTTTTGGATAATGTTTGAAGTTTACATTCTTCACTATAGTTCTAAGTATTTGTCTTTCTTTAGGTTTAAGAATATGAAGAAAATCTCCACTCATTTAACAAGCGACCACTTTAATTCATTAGTTCCTTTAGCTAATTGATTCTTAAAATACTTTAACTGTATTCCAGACATTGGGTCTTTAGCTAACCTACGATTGCTTTTAATGCGAAAAAAATTAGAACCAACTTTAGCAACTCGTCTTTTCTGACCCATAAAATTTGTAGTAGCTGTTGGAAGTACACCTTGATACTGACCTTTGCCCTCACGAACTGCATTTGCCAATAACTGTCGTGCTTCTTTAGAAGCAAACGTACCACCTGACTTTGTACCTTTATCACCACCTCTTAGTAGTGTAGGCTGACCTTTGTATTCCTGTTTACCACCTTTAACCATGTAAGATGCTTTATTAAATATAGGTCCAGTATAAGAATCTTTTGGTGGAGGAGTAGGTGCTGTTATACCTTTACCAGCTTTAGTATTCTTGCTTAATAATTTTTTATCTGCTTCAAGAAGCTGTGGCGCACCTTTATATTCTTGCTTACCACCTTTCACCATATAAGAAGCCTTATTAAAAATAGGACTAGCTGGTTTGCTATCTACAGGAAAGTCAGCAAAGTTTTCACTAGCTTTCTCAAACTTCTTCGGTGGTGGGTTAATAGCTTTGCCAATAGCTGGCTTTGCTTTAGCAAGATTAGCTGTCGAAGATTTATATTCCTGTGCAGTTTTCTGTTGGGTAGCCTTACTCATTATAAGACTTTTATTATCTTGTGTAGGGGTAGTTATTATTCTACCACTCCCTGTAGTTGCTATTGTTGTCGCACCACGCTCTACTCTTTTCTCTTGGTCGGACTTTGGTGGTGGACCAATCTTAAAACCAAATATAGTTCTAGCCTTTTGCTTCTTAGGCTTTCTGTTTGTAAATCTAAATGTTGGTGCCATAACATCTCCTTTTTAAATTATTCCAATATTCCTACCCCTATAGAATGGAATAATGGAATATCCAAACCCTTACATAAAAAAGTACCCCTAGTCAAGTAAGCGATTTAACTAGGGGTAAGTTTAACCAATATTAAGTATCTTGGGAGTCTCCTCCACGAGGAAATATGAAAGATTTATTTCATAGACCTAGCTTATCAAAAATAAAATATAATGTAAAGCCATATATAGTAAGGAATATTCTTAACCGAACCTTGTGAGAAAAAATCTGAGTGCTGGACATTATGGCTCTTAGGTAGTGTGGTTTTTGGGGTAGCCCTATTATTAAGAAAGATTTATGTTGACTTGTATATCGCCTTGTAGCAGATGAAGTTGCTTATCTGGTGCTTTAAATCCAGCACGGTCAAGAATATCTTTACTTGCTTCTAGCTGAACGTACTCACTCTTGGCAGATGATGACAAACTGAGTATTCTATTCACGGCTTTCGTAGCACCTAGTCCTATTGTCTCTTGGACTTGCTTCATCATGTACTCTTGCACATGGGGTAGCTTCAAAGCCTTGCTGGCTGTGACTCTTCCAGCTTCACCTTTAGCATATCCAGCTTGTTGAGATGCTTGGGTAATCGTACAGCCTGTTGCTACGATAGTATCAACTAGTTTCTGTTGTTTGGTTGTTAACTGCTGTGGCATGATGAGTAATATATGTTGGCTAGTTCTTAACTGTCAAGAACTTTCTGATTTGTTGACTCTGAACGCTATCGTCTTATCAGAGTTAGTTTCTAATACAAATAACCCTCTAGTTCTATCAAGGGGAAAAGCTCTTTCCATACCATACCGTTCTTGCTCTAGCTTATTATTTCTTAATGAGCAACCTTCACTTTATCCCCTTGACAGAACGTTTCTTGACTGAGGATACTCAGCATACCAAGCAGAGCTTGGTGCTTCCTACTACCTCAGAGAAAGCGTAGAGGAACATTTGTATGTGGGTTTGTATAATTGTTTATATTCTGAGAAGGGAGAGTATTCTCTTCTTGGTT